TTTATCATGAAAGCCTAATTAATGCCAGCACAAAGAATACAATTTGAAGAATGGTTACCAGACCAACCATCTGTAACCTCGCTACGAGATGCAAAGAATGTATATCCTACCTCTATAGGATATGCACCTTTTGCTAATGCAGAAGACTTTTCTGGCAATGCTAGTGAAAACCTAAACTCTGTATTTGGTTCTAAATACGGTGATGAAGTAGCTATCTTTGCAGGTGGTGCAACTAAACTATTTAAGCTAGATGCTACAGATTTAGGATTAGATGACGTATCTAAATCAGGTGGATATAGTGGAGATACATGGCAATTCTGTCAGTTTGGTAAAGTAGTCATTGGTGCTAACAATCAAGCTAAACTACAGTCATGGACGATTGGTTCATCTGCTGCATTTGCAGACCTTAATGCTAATGCACCTGTTGCTAAATATGTGACCGTAGTGCGTGACTTTGTGGTTGCAGCTAACATTGGTGCAGGTACAGATACTAACAAAGTGCAATGGTCAGATATTAACGACGAGACTACATGGCTGTCTGGAACGACATCACAATCAGATTATCAAGTTATTCCTGATGGTGGTAACATTACTGGATTAACAGGTGGTGAGATTGGACTTGTATTTTTAGAAAAGTCTATTGTGCGTATGTCTTATGCTGGTTCACCATTATTCTTCCAGTTCGACACCATCTCTAGAGGACTAGGTTGTATTGAAGGTAACTCTATTGCACAATACGGTGCTACATCATTCTTCTTGTCTGATGACGGATTCTATAAATGTGATGGTCAAACAGTCACAGGTATTGGCACAGAAAAAGTAGACAGATATTTTTACAACGATGCAGACTTAACAGATATTACAAGTATGTCTTCTGCTGTAGACCCTATTAAAAAACTTGTAGTATGGAATTATAAAAATGTAGACGGTGGTCGTAGTATTCTAGTATACAACTGGCAACTCAACAAATGGTCAAGAGTAACAACATTAACTACAGGTGTAGGTAGTATTACGACAACAGGTTACACACTAGAAGGTTTAGAGTCAGTATTGGGATATACTAACATCGACACTTTACCTGCATCACTAGATGACAGATTATGGGTTGGTGGTAAGTTCTTATTTGCAGGATTTACTAATGCCAAGATTGTAACTTTTACAGGCTCTACATACAATAGTGAACTTATCACACCTGATATGGAAGTAGGATACAATTCTGTAGCTACATTAGTCAGACCACAAATAGACAATGGTAGTGCTAATATTAAAGTAGCCTCTAGAAGAGAACTGGACGATAACATTGCTTTTGGTTCATCTGTAACTACATCATCTGAAGGTCGAGCAAGTGTTCGTAGTGCAGGTCGTTATCATCGTTTCTCTATTAGCCCTACTGGTAACTGGACAAATGCCACATCTATAGATGTAGAGTTTAAACAACAAGGTAACCGATAATGCAGTTTCGTAGACTACAGCCACAGTATGCAGATACTCGTGAAATTGCTGAAGTAACTAATCTTATCTTAAATGGTAAGACAAATAATACAGGCACAATCACACTATCAACAGGTGGTGCAACAACTACAACGATTTATAATGAGCGTATTAGTCCTGATTCACAAATTATATTAGTTCCATTGAGTATCTCAAGTGCATCTACAGGTTATCAGTTACCACATGGTTTGTTTGAAGATGATACCACACAAACATTTACTGCTAACACACCAACAGTATTAGCAATCGCAGATGCAGAAAAAGAATACGCAATGTCATTAGCTAGTAATCAGATTACAGTTGATTACGCAGGTTGTTATGATATAGATGTAATGGCACGATTTGAAAACCCATTATCACAAATACATAATGCGTATGTATGGTTCAGAGTCAATGGAACAGATGTGCCACATTCATGTCAATCTGTAACCGTTCCTGATAAACAAGGTTCTGTTAATGGTGCTGCTTTAGTTTACATTAAACATCCTTTAGATTTAGTTACAGATGACTATGTAGAAATAGTTACAGCAGTTGACGATGCTAATGTGACTTTAACAAAAGAAGATGCAATTGCATCACCATATACAAGACCTGCTGTGCCATCATTAACAATCACTATGTGTATGGCATTTCCTAGTCAAACAACAGGAACAGGATTACAACCATACATTAGTGACAGACAAAAAGGACAGGCAACAATTACACATTTGCCTAACAGCGTAGCAGATAATACATGGGGATATGTTATAATAGGATAGTATATTTCTAGGATTGTATCATGGAAAAAAATCTATTCGTTGTACCTACCAATCATATTCATCAATTTTGGCATTTAGCAAAACCATTGCTACAAAAAGCAATAGATGTAAGTTCTGGTGAATTTACTATAGACCAATTAAAACAATTCGTAGCACAAGGACAGTCAGACTTACTTCTTGTGATGGACGAAGAACATAAATGTCACTGTGCATTTACAGTACAGTGGATAAACTATCCTAACGACAGAGTAGCCTACATTACTTATATCGGTGGTGTGACTAATAAAAAATGTTGGGAACAATTCTGTACATGGGTAAAAAATAATGGTGGAACTAAAATACAAGGTTCTACCAAACTAGATGGTATCGTCAGACTGTGGCGAATCAAATGGGGTATGCAACCTAAATATACTTTAATGGAGTTAAAATTATGACCTTTTTAAAAATCTTTAAAACCTTCTTTGGATTGAATCCAGATGCGTTTACCTTTTATGGTGGAGGTGGAGGTGGTGGCAAGTCTACACAGACTACACAGCAACAGTTAGACCCTGCGGTTCGTCCATTTGTCGAATATGGTTTACAAGAAGCGAAAGGTTTGTATCAAACACAGGGTCCTAATTATTATCCATATCAAACTTATGTGGGTCCATCTACTCAAACGCAGACAGCATTACAATCTGCACAAAATAGAGCTTTAGCAGGTTCGCCATTAGTTCCGGCTGCTCAACAACAACTCCAAAATACGATACAAGGTCAATTTTTAGGTAATAATCCATATCTTTCTCAAGCTATGTCAGGAGCAGCTGCTCAAGCAACACAAGCTTATAATGACGCTATACAAGGCACTCGTAGTGGTGCTGCTAAAGCTGGTCGTTATGGTTCAAATGCTATGTTTGACCAAACCGCAAGAGCACAACAAAATCTTGCCAATTCATTAGCACAAGAAGCTGGTCGTTTAATGTATCAAAACTACGGTGCTGAAAGAGCTGCTCAACAAGCAGCAATACAACAAGCACCGACCATGGCACAAGCTGATTACTACGATATTAATCAATTACAAAATATTGGTCAGGTAGCTGAAGATTATCAACAGCGTGCATTAGATGCTGATATTGCTAGATATGAGTATCAACAAAATTTACCATACACAAAACTACAAAATTACTTATCAGCAGCTTACGGTGCACCAATGGGACAAGTTACAACAGCATCATCATCAGGAGGTGGTAAATAATGTGGCAATATTATATGATACCGGCTGTATTAAATGCTCCTGAATTTTTAAGAACAGGGGACATAGGAACTTATGGTAAAAATGTAGCAGTCAGTGGTTCTGTGAATGCTGCAACAGGAGGAATCGGACCAGACTTTGGCGTAGGTAGTGCTGCTCCTGTTGGTAGCAATATCAATCCTGCATTAATAGGTAACAAATCTTTATCTCAAGGTATCACATCTAATATTACTAATCAATCAGCTAATTTAGGTGCTGGAAGTTTATTTTCTAACACAGGTAATACTATTGCTAATAATATAGGCACAGGTTTTAATGCAGGAAATTTAGCACAACAAAATATTGTTCCTACAACACAATCTCAATTTATTGGCGATATTCATAGAGGTAATGCGACTGCTCCATTCAATATGCAAAATGATAAAAGCATGATGCAAACTTTAAATAGAGTAAACAATAACCCATTACAACAAGATATCGTTCCTACTACTAAATCAGCTTATGTAGGTGGTATTCACACCTCTGACCCAAGAAATATTGGCGGTGGTGTTGATTCTACATTAGATACTTCTGTTAGAGATATTAATAATCAAGGCAGACAAATTATGCCACGTTATAAAGAAATCACTAAATCAACAGCAGAAGAAATAGCAAATAGAACAGGTGGCGAAGAACCTGCAGGAGCAGGAATAACTGGAGTATTTAAAAAACTTACAGATTATTATAAAGATAAACCATTTGAAGCTACTATGATGACTTTATTAGCAGGTGGTGCAGCAATAGATGCAATTAATCCACCAGAGGGTCCACCATCACAACCAACCCTTGGTCCAAGTATATCAGGTGGCAAACCTAATTTCACACCATTTAAAATGAGACGAGGATAATATGTATACCTTTGACCCTTATAATCCATTAGCAGGATTACAAAATATTCCCGGTGTTATAAATACAACTACAGACCAATCTGCATTAGATAGTTATGCAAACCAGCTTGGTTTTCAAAATGCTTTAACACAATTAAATCAAGGTTTACAACAAGGTAATAACCCATTGTTATTATTAGGAAGAACAGGTCTTGGTTATACTACCGGTAAACAACAAGCCGGTATGAACTTGTTGAATATGTCTCAGCTACGTCAAAATTTAATGAAAGGCGGAGCAGAATTAACTAAATCAGGTTACGAAATTGGTGAAAAACAATTTGACCTAAATAAAAAAATGACACAACAACAGGGTTTATATAATTTAATTGCTAATTTAAATCCTGAAGCAAGGCAATTAGCATTATCCAATCAAGACGAATTTACTAAAATGATGATTGGTAATATGAATTTAACAGGCAGTGTTAAAGAATACGAATACGCTAAAAATAGTGGATATAAAGGAACATATACTGATTATGTTAGAGATGTAGAAAAATACAGAGCAACTACTGTTTCTAATAAAGTTACTCAAACTGTTGAAGGTAAAGAGATGGCAAGTTTGACTGATAAACTTTATGACACATTATCTAATCCAGAAACTCGTGGTCCAGTTGATAAAGCATCCGGAACTATTAATAAATATACAAAACTTATTGATATTGTTAATTCACGCGAGATGATTGAAGGTGGTGTTGGTCAATCTACAGAAGTATTTTTAACTCGATTAGGTGATAAATTTGGTATAGCAGGTGGCGATGCTCAAACAAGATTAGCAAATACTAGACTGTTTATTAAAGAATTTGCCAATGCTCAGTTAGAAGCTGGTGCGTTATTGAAAGGTAACCCAACTAATAACGAACAAAAACTTTTACAAAACGCAGCGATGGGTAACATTGAAGAAATGAGACCTGAAGAAATTAAAGTTGTATTAGATTTTGGCAGAAGATATCAAAGGGGTATTGTTGAAAATCACAACAGAAAAGTAGACGATTTATTAGCATTACAAAATAAACGTCTTGAAGAAATGAAAGCATCAGGGAAAGATACTTCGCAAGTAACTGATTTAATATTCTTACTTGAAAGACAAAAAGTTAATCTTCCAGCAACAATCGGTAAAGTTAAAATTAAACAATAAGGGAAATCATGGGCGACACATTACAAATGAAAACGTGGGAAGTTCCTATCACATTATCCAATGGTAAGGAAATTACGCTTGAATTAGAATCTGACATTGAGCCATCTCAATCTGACATATTTAATTATATTTCTAATGAATATGATGCTAACCCTCAATCTGAAATTGGTCAGCTATATACACAGATGTATCAACAGACTGATGCTGATAGATTTAAAGAAGATTTTGCAAAAAGAAATGTTCCTTATAATCAAGGAAGCGAGTTAATTAGAAACATAGCAAACGTCCCAACATTTGAATTTGCTGATGAAATTGAAGCATTTGCTCGTTCTAGATTTGGCGGTAATTATGATGATATTAGAGACCAGTTAAGAGCGCAACAAACCCAATACAGATTAGACCACCCAGCTGAATCAATTTTAACATCATTAGGAACAGGTCTATTTACTGGTGGCACAGCAGTTAAAATGCTACAAAAATCACCAACAGCATATAAATGGCTAATGGGTTCTAAAGATACCCCATTAGGTAAACGCATTATGAGATTGATGACTACTGGCGGAGCAGGTGGTGCTTTAGCAGGAACAGGTGCAGCTGAAGAAGTAGAAGATATTCCAAAATACGCAGGTGCTTATGGTGCAGCAGGAGCAACTTTCCCTACATTATTAATTGGTGGTGGAATGGGTATTAAGAAAGGGTATGAAGCTGGTAAAAATATTTTAACTAATTTAGGTATAAGAGAAGGCGACCCTCAAAGAGAAGCATTTGCATATATTGCTTCGACTTTAGCAAACTCAGGCAAATCACCTGAATTTATTGAAGCTGAATTAAAACGATTAAAAGGATTAGGATTAACAGACGTTCAGCTTGGTGAATTAACATCAGGATTTAGACAATTATCTAAACGAGCATTTAATGTTCCGTCTGCTTCTGATGATGCCATTTTAGATTTATTAGGAACAAAAAAAAATCAAATGACTGATTTTATATCTGAAAATATTTCTAAACGTTTAAATATTAAACAGCAAAATATGACACCTGATTACATTGATGATTTAGCAGAAAGACAATCAATAAAAGCTAGAGAAATGTATCCTGAAGCAGAAAATATTATGATTAAAAAATCTGCTTTTAATGTTACTGATTCAAAAGGTAATACAGTAAATTTAATTGATTCACCATTAGGTAGACAAGCATATGAGAAATACAGACAACAACAGGCAAACAGATTAATCCCTGAAAAATTACCTAATTGGAAAGATTTCATTAAACAAGACGAATTCCCAACATCTTTTGTTAATAAAATTAAAAGAGGTATTAAGTCTTTAAGAGATGATGAAGTAGCTGGCGGTAAATTTAAAAGTGATTATGGTGTAGATTTACAAAAAGATATGAAATCTATTGATAAAATCATGAGAAA